TTGTTAACCATTCTTCAGTGTTAAGACCTACTATAAGATAATTAGAGAGATCTTTTGCTCTCTTAAAATATGATATATGACCACTGTGAATTGGATCAAATCCACCAGTGACAAGACTCACTTTTTCAAAAAACATTCTACCTCCATTTAGTATATGGTAGAGACTCCACATCTGTTTTATCTTTTGCTGCAATTAATTTTTCAGTCTCTAATTCATCACTCTCATCTGCATTTGTATGATGAGTAACTTCCTTAAGAGTTTTAAGATAGTTTATTACATGTTCTCTAATTTCCATTAATTGATCATAACAACCTTGATTGTGTGCACAACCACGAAGATCATGATCTGGTTTGAGAACTGATTCAGTAAAGAGATCTAATGCTCTCTCATACTTTTGTGATGGTGTTTCTTTTCCATCTATTGAGTTTTGGTCTTTCATGAGAAGAATAATTCTAGGTTGACTACTTTTTCAACATTCCATCCTATGGAATCAAGTATAACCTTAACAGGTTCAAGAAACGCTTTCTCAAATTGTAGTTCATAATCTATGCTCTTGTCAAGGTCTAGTTCAGTAGGAAAGTCTGAAATGAATGATATGACATTCTCATGAATCCAATTAGGTTTTTTCAAATAACAGAACTTTATCTTTTCACCATTGTTGATCAGAGAATATTTATTATCTAGTTTCTTATCTTTAATGTAATGATTATATAAAAGAGCACCTCTTGCATGAATAGGAGTGCCTTTAGCATATATTGTGGAGGATGACTTATGTTTATTCACATTTGATACTGTTCTAGGAAAAGCAATATCTTCTGGTGGTAACTTCTTGAACTGAACTCTAGAATCATCAATAAACTTGATAACATCTTCTTCAGTGCCACTCATCATAATGTTGAGAGCATCCTTAATCATCTTTCTGCAAGGAGCAGGTGTTGAAGACTTAACTGCTTCAATACCCATCATCTTAAGTTTAGGTTCTTCATATCTTACTCCCTCACTATCCCAAACATTTAGAATATATCTTTTCTTAGCAGTCCATATACCTCTGTCAGCAATGTTCTCTCTCTTCATGAACATCTTCTGATCATAAGCATTTACATAATTTGCAAGTTCTTGATAGGACTTGTCAATAAATGGTTCCAGTTTATCTTTGCAAACTTGATCCAAAAGGGAAACAATCTTAGCTTTATTGTCAATCTTATTACCAAAAAATTTATCAACAAGAGGACCAAAATTGATGTATATAGAGTCTGTATCTGATGCAATAACATAGTCAATGTCTTCTGTTTTTAACAATTTATTTAGATAATCATTCATCTTGTTCTCAATCCACCTGATTGAGACCTGTCCTGATAAAGTGATTGCTTCTGCATTAGCAAGTTTGTAATATCTAAAATACTGATTACCAATAGCACCATAGGCAGAGTTAAGAGATATCTTCTTTGCCATTTGAATATTATTACATCTGGCAATTTCTTTCTCTAAAGTTTTAGTAGGAGTCTTTTCATATTCTTGTTTTGCCTGTAGCATTCTTTTCTTGAAGACAACTCTTTCTGCATACATCTTTTCCATCAACTCAGGAAGAAATCCTTTTACATCTTTTCTATATTGTGCACCATTTGCACAGACAGCATTATCCTTATACATTTCAAATGTAATTTCTTCACCAAGTATTTTATCTACTGTGACTGATGGATGTCTTGTCTCCAACAAAGTTTCTGGTGAGATATTATATTGCATAATCAGATGAGGATACAGACTATTCAAGTCAAAAGAAACCACCCAATCATATTTGCCAGGTATTGGTTCTTTTACATAAGCACCAGCATACTTATCATTCTTGTCACTTGAATCTTTAGGTGGTATTACAATGTTTCTTTTCTTCAGATAATTGTATATGATAGTGTCCCACATTCTTACCTGATACATCACATCTTGATAGTTGACTTTAGCATCATATGCCATAGTAAGTGCCAACTCAATCAACTTCATCTTGTCCTCAAGTCTGTCAACAAGTTCAACGTCAATGATGTTGTAATCTACAAACTTCTTCCAGTTGCCACTATAAAACTCTTTAAATGTATCAAACTCAGAGTGATCTAATTTCTTTTGTCCTAATTCTACACCAGCAATATAATCCAATCTATATGACTCTTGTGCCTTATAAGTAAACTTCTTGTACAACTCAAGATAATCAAGAGTTGTCATACCAGCAATATCATAAACATTATATCTTCTACCAGAAATATAGATTTCATCCTGTGATACTAGTCCCCAAGGTGATAGTAACTTACATTTCTTATCACCCATAATCCTACTGATTCTTCCACAAAGATATGGGATATCATACAATCTGACATTCCATCCAGTAATAACATCAGGTGGATTCTTAGACCAATGATACAAGAAAGAATTCAACATTTCAATCTCATCACTGAAGTGATAATAAGTTACATTTTCTTGAGTAGGAACATATGGTTTTCTACCCCAAGTAGTAATCTTTTTTGTAGCATAGTCTTGTAATGATATTGTCAACATCTCTTCAGAACAAGACTCAGGATCAGGGAATCCTTGTTCAGCCTTGACCTCAATATCCATTGTCACAAGATTAATTTGACTGATATCAAACTTTACTTCATCTTGAGGATATTTGTCTGATAAGTATTGAAAGATATATCTATTGTTGCCAAATATTTTAAATCCATCTACACCATCATACTTTTTATAGAACTCTCTACAATCTCTTACAGTGCCAGGTTTAATTGGTTCAACACTCTCACCATCAAGTGTTTTATACTTTGTCTTCTTATTTGATTTGACAAATAATGTAGGGGAATATTCTTCTTTGTATATTTCTCTCTTGCCATTTACAACTTCACGAACCAAGAAGTTGTTACCAATCATTTGAACATTGGTATAAAACCTCATTCTTCTATCACACTCTCATATTTCTTTACTATTTTACTATTAGGTTCAACCAAAGTCAATATCTTATCAGATGAAAGCATAAAAGTATTTTGAGTGGTTATGTTTAACAACCAAGGAGAGAGAGTTTGATTTTCCTCATCATAAACAAAAGGTTCTGTTAATTTACAATCAGGACCTCCTAATTCACTCTGAACTTCCTCCACTTGTGTCACTATCATTTCCTTTGTCACTAGGACTAGAACTTTTAGATTTTCTTTTTTCATAATTTTCACATGCTTTGGTATATAGGTCTTTGAGTTTTGGTTGAGGTTCTACTATACTGATAACCCAATCTGCTACCACAGGTATTTTCTCTTGATTAGCAAGAGGAAACCAAGGCAATAGTTTGATTGATACAGGTTTCTTATCAGATGATTGATCTTCCTCAACTTCAATCTCAGGTGTTGTAAGTATTGCTCTACAAGGATTTGCAAAATAATATCCTACAACCATTTGTTTATCAGTTACCATTTCATCTATATCTGAAATGACTTCTTCTCCTGATTTCAACAATGCAAGTTTTATAGTCATGTTTTCATACAGTTAATAACATTTTAGCATAAAAAAAGGGGGTTGTCACCCCCTAAGTATTAAAGATAGTCTTTTCTAGCATGATGCTCTGGAACTATCTTGCCTAATGTGGCAATCAATAGTCCATCTGCAAAAGTAACATTCTTTACTTCTATATCATCAGAAAGAGACCATTCTCTTTTAAATGATCTTGATGCAAGACCTCTGTGAAGATATTCTTGATCCTCTTTATTTTCTTTAGTTCCTTCTACCACTAACTTACCATATTCAGTGTAAACCTTAATTTCTTTTTTCTTAAATCCAGCTAGAGCAATCTCTAGTCTAGACTCTACATTGTTTACATGAACAATATTGTAAGGTGGATAACTTTGTTGTTGACCTACATTGAAGATATTTTCAAAGTAAGTATCTAGACCAATACTATTCTTAGTGATCCTATCCATTAGATCTCCAAGATCAGCAGTACCGTATCTTTGTAAACCGTAGGGGTTGCTCATAATTGTGCCTCCTTTTAAAGCGAGTATTTTAGAATGTGAACCTGTTAAGCATTCACACTACTAATTATACAAGAACCACTCCAAAAGGGAAGGTGGAGAACTGTACTTTATGATACTGTTTCCTCTACTTTATTCTTCTTTCCTATATTATACTTCTGTTCTAACTTCCACTCATTCTTATCTTTGTAAGGTAAAACCTTAATTTGATTTAATGGTGCTATATCTTGTATTGACTCTTCTTTTAAAATGCTAATGAGACCCCAATCAGAAAGGAGGCGAGTAATACGATTCCTACGCTGAACATCGTTAATAGTAAGATTAGCGAACTTTCCATCTAAGGCAAACAACTCTTTGAAGTGTACTATGAAGTATTTACCTTGTTTATGTAAAATATGACAACTTTGGTAAAGTTTCTTTTCTTTTCTTGATGCAACTCCAATTCTTGTTAGAGTTTCTCTCACCTTAAGAAAGTCATCTGGTTCATTCAGTTTGACCTCAATCATTTTTTCTTGAGACCAATTAACCTGAGGTTCAATACTTTGAGTCATTTTTTACCACCAATTTCAAGTCGTTGTTTAATAAAGTTTATTTGCTCATTTGATAAAATCTTCAAGACCTGTAATGCTTTCTCATTACTATAACCATAGTATTGTTTAACATAATCCAAATCTTCAATCTTATCCTTCCTAAGCCAAGGAGAGAATCGCTTTCTTTTCCTCACTGTATTTAGATAAAAAGAATATTGAAGGTCTTTATCTATGAAGTGATATTTGTTCATTTCATTAACTAACAATACACAGTCTAGATGTCCTGACAAACAACGATTAATAATGTATGGTGGATAACTTTTTTTAGATGTAGGATCATTCTCTAATAAATTTTCTTTTGTAAGATTTATTGAGTTTAACCAATCCTTCAATTCATAGGTCATAATTAAAAAGCATAAGTTCTTTTCTATCTTTTTGATCTCTCATATAAGTTCCAACAGATCTCATAGTATATGTCAAATCAAACTCACCTGCATTCCATTTAGAAGATTGGAATCTATCTTTTACTAGTTGATCTGAATTATAACTTACAAGCATATCCATCTCACTTGAATTACAATCAGAAGCAAAATCATCATGGTCAAATTGTTTATGAAGTTTACCTTTCTTACCATACAAATTATGCTTGATTTCGTAAGGTGGATCCATATACAAGAATACATCATCTTGATCATTTAGTAAAATCTCATAAGAGTTTTTGCTAATATTCCAGTTAGATATTAACTTAGAATATTCTGGTAGTTTTTCCAAACCTCTGATTGTAAAATTAGCATCAGATGCTTGTTTAGAAAATGAAGATGATTCTGTCAATCCACTAAAGGAACATTTATTTACAACATAAAATGCAATAGCA